CGTCGCTCGGCGATGAGCCAAGCGGCGACCGCATCGCACTCGGCGATGCGACCCGCGAGCGTCGCCTCGTCCCGCTCCCGCGTGAGTTCTGCGACGCGGGCGACGGCGGCATCCGCCTCGTCGTCTTGCTCGGCCAGCATCTTTACCAGCCGCTCCACCTCTACCGCCAGCGCGTCGGCCTTGATCCTGAAGTGTTCCTTCTGGTCGAGAATCATCAATCCGCGCCTGACGGCACCGTCGCGCTCTACCGCCAGCGCGTCGGCGCGGGCCTTGAGCGAGTCGTCACCTTCGGTGAGCGCAACGATCCTTTCGCGCAGCGCGTCCCATCCAGTTCGCAGCCGCTCCACCTCGGCCTCGGCCTCGTCGCGCTGCTTGAGAAGCCCCTCGATAGTGACGGCCCTGAAGTCCACCTCGGCGCGCAGCGCGGCGTCGTGGTTCCACAGTCGAACCGTGTGCCGATGGTCGTTGACGTTTGTGAGCGAACCGAAATCGTGCGCAGCGTTTTCGGCCTTACGCAGCGTCTCGCGGAACTCCTCCCGCGTCAGCACCTTCCCCGCCTCCCCATCGGCGCTCGGGGGCGGCCTGTTGTGTGCCACGTCGCTATGCGGACCGTAGTGCCCGACCGGAAGTTCACAGTGCCCCGGCACGTCCCATCGCGGCCCTTCCCGAAACGATGCGGCGCACGTCGCGTTCGGGGGCGGGGCGCACGAAGGGCATGCGTATCCATTGTTCGTCTCGGGGTCGCGCAAGAGTCCGCTGCCTCCGCAGTCCTCGCACGTCGCGCCCGGGGGCGGGGCGGGGGCGGTTGGGGATGCGAGTTTGCAGTAACACTCCGATGGCCAGCCGAACGAGCAGCCGCCGATAAAGTGATACGCCCATTCGTGCCCGCACGCGCACGTCGCAGACTTCTCGTTGATGTCGTTCATTTCTCCTCCAGCCCCGGCCGCCCTGCGGCATCCCAATCACGGACGGCGCTCAGCAACGCCTCGCCCGTCTCGCGCGTGATCATCAGGTCGGTTCCGCCGCCGTCGAACACGTCGAACCCGTGCTGCACGAAGACAGCCATCACCGCCCGCACCGTGGCGGGGAGGGGGCGAGGAGCGGCGAGGCGGAGCCACTCGGCTTCGCTGAATCCCGTCTCTTCGTATCCCATCGAGCAACCGGACTTCGAGCATTGGAATGAACGTCCGTCTCCAAACGGCTTACTTTGGCTTCCACAAAGAGGGCACGGCGGGAGGGCGCTCACGCGAGCTCCTCGAGGGTCGTGATCGTGACGCGCGCGCCCGCCACGGCCGGCGCGTTGGCGTACCGTTTCCTCACCATGAGCACACACACCTGGGAGTCGTCCTCCCACGCGCGCAGTTGGGTGAGAGCGTCCATTACGGCCTTTGCCAGATTGTCGGTGTCGGGCTTCGACGTGAACCACGACGGCGCCGGCGTGCGCTTGGCGTGATGCTTCGGCCGCGGGAACATGAAGTCGATCTCGAGCAGGACCGGCCCGAGAAACGGCTCCTCGAGCCGGCCCGCGAACGCCACGGCGATTTGTTGTTTCCAGCCCTCGGCCGTGCCGGGATCGAACACGCGCGCCTTGCCCTTGAACGCGAACGCGCGCGGGCGCGGTTGGCCCTTCGGGAGCCCCTCGACCAGGACCGTGACGGTGCGCGCCAGGGAGACGCTCATCGCTTCGGCCTTTTGGCGATTTCGGCCAGGACGAGCTCGCGGTCCTTTTGCGAGCAGCCGGGCACGGCGAATCCGTCCGCGATGTCGCGCACGTCGCCGCACAGGCGCGAGAGCTCGATCGCGCTTCGCACGCCGGCGCCCTCGGGCGAGGGTGCGCTCGGCCACACGGCCCGGACGATCTCGAGAACGTACGAGTTGTGAAGGCGGGCGCCCGGCTCCCAACCGGGCGCGACTCCAGCAAGTGAACCGGGCAGGACGCCAGGCTCCCGGCGCGGGCCGTCCGGCCCCGACGGGTTGGAGGGGGTGGGCATCAGCCGGCAGCCTCCACGGGGGCCGGCTGGGACTTGCGGGCGCGCGGCTTGGACGCAGCGGCCTTGCGCGTGCGGACGCGGCCCAGGAGCGTGCGGAGCTCCTTGCGTTCGGCCTCGAGCTCCTCCAGGCGCTGGAGGGCGCGGACCCTGGCGGCGGCGCGTGCGGCTTCGGCAGCTTCGAGGGCGTCTTTCACTTCGGACATTGTTTTCTCCTTCTACTCGATTTCGAGCGGTTCGCCGCCCATCGTCAGAGCCAGATCCTCGGGCATGTCGAGAAGCGCGTCCGTCTCCTGATAGCCCGGCCACGCGTTGGACGCCTCGCAGACCAGGAGGCGCTCGAACCAGGCGCGCCACATGCGCTCACCGAGCTCGAGGGCGTGCGGCGCCACCTGAAACGTCTGGACGACGTAGGGCGGCTTCGTCTCGACGGCCACGATGAACGCCTCATCGAAGTCGCCCAGGCCGGCCTGGCGCGCGCCGGTCATGTACCAGGGCAGTTGCGCGAAGTAGCCGAGCCGTTCGGCCGTGCGCTGGAAACGGTACGGGTGCGCGTCGGTCGTGCTCTTGAGATCCACCACGCGGTTGATGCCGTGGTTCACGAACACGTCGGTCGTGCCGCGGCACGCGCGGCCGGCAATCTCCCAGCCGAAGGAAGTCTCCGTCGCGCCCGTGAGAAGCTCCATCGCGCGCTCGTGCTTCTTGAGCGACGCGAGAATAGCCTGGACTTCGACGGCCTCCTCGAGCGTGATGATGGTCTTGGACGCGTTGGCGCTCTTGAACGGCGCCCATTCCTTCGCGCGCCGGTCCTTGCCGGGGAAGGTGACGACGCCGGCGCCCTTCTCGAAAACGTACGAGTGGATTGCCGTGCCCAGGTTCATCGCGGCGTTCGAGTTCGTCCCATTCTCGTAGGCGTGGTGGTAGTGCGCGGGCGATTTCGCCATGAGCTTGAGCGTCGAGAAATGGACGTGCCCGCACTTCGGGCCACAGTGCTGCGCCACGGTCAGCCGTCCTCTCCGGGCTCGCGCGCGCCGGCGTGCTCGGGGGCTTCGGGCTCGGGCATCGCGTCCGGCTCGGCAAACTCGCCGGCCTTTGCGGCGGCCTTCGGCACGGCCGGGCGGATGCGGATGCAGTCCACGGTGTCCTTGCCGAAGGTGGTCGTGGTCGGGTAGAGCGTCACGCGCTTGCCGGGCCACACGTCCACGTCGTTGCCGTAGAGCGACGCGACCAGGCGCGCGTTCGTCTTGCAGAGCACGAGGCCGCGCTGGTCTTTCGATTCCTTGAAGTAGAGCACCGGCTTGCGCTCCTCCTTCGTCGCGTTCTTGACCTTGCCGGCCTTGACCTCCTTGATGGTCACGGTCACGTCGCGCCCCTTGAGATCGAACGCGTAGATCCAGTTGGAGTCGTACATCGAACGGAAGTCGGTCATTTCGGTCCTTTCTTGGTGGGCCCACTCGACCCACGGGTGTCGAAAAGATGCGCCACGAGCGCGACCAGGGCCACGAGCGCGGCGAACAGGCAGACCGCGAGGAAGCAGTAGAGCCCGAACGGGACGATGCCGGCGGCGATCACGGCGTCCTCGTCGGCGTCGGGCTCGGGAAGTTGCACGGGCAGCCGGCGACGCAGCCGAACGGGTAATCGACTCCCAGCCCACCATTCGGCCCGCACACGGGCGTGGGGGCCGGCACGACCGTCGGCACCGGGCGATTCGGCGTCGGGGCCGGACAGATCCAGCCGACCGGGCAGCCGGGCTTGGACACGATCGGCGTGGGCACGGCCGAGAGCGCGCGCGTCGGCGTCGGGGCGACGGTCGGAGTAGGCGTCGGCCGCGGTGCGCGCTCGGTCGCCGCGAGCCCAACCGGCTCGGTCGGCGTGGCGCCACAGCCGAAGAGAAAGAGCACGAGAACCAGGCGCTTCACTTCGCACCGCCGCGCGGAGCCGCGTTGACGACCATGACGAGCGTTCGCAAATCGAGCTCGTCAACCGTCTGCTCGTAAATCTGCACCTGGACGCGCTCCGGGTTGCCGCTGGAGGTGGGCGCGTAACCGTATTCGGTCTTGTCGCCCACCTTCGAGATCGCCACCCACTCTCGGCGCTCGCTCGGCTCCTCGGTGGTCTGCTTCACGATCACGGTGTAACGTTTCATTTCACACCTCGGGCGGCCCGTCGCCGTAGAACGATTCGGCTCGGCTTCGGGTGCGCTTGAGCGTGCCCATTGATGGATCCCTGCGGTAGCCGTACCGTTTCGCCAATGCGGTCGCACGTCGATCTAACCGCCACAAACGGAATCGCCACCACCAGATAGAAAGCGCCCGCCGCCAGGAAGGGCCAAAGCGGTAGATGGCGCGGTCCACGAGTCCAGCGATTCCGAGAAGAACGAACGCGAGCCCAACGAGCGCGAGAAAGTCCATCGTCGTACCTCACGGTTCGTAGAACGGCTTGCCGGACGCGTCCACCATCACGCGGTCCGGGTAGGGGTCGTCGTCGGGCTCGCTCTTGCAGTCGCCCTCGTGGCCGTCAGCCAGGTAGCACCAGCGTTCGCACTGGCCGGCGTCCTCGGGCGCGGGGAGCTCGTCGCGGGAGACGCGCTCGGCGTTCATCGCGGCACCCGGCTCAGCGGATCGAATGCGGCCGCACGGGCAGCCGCGCGGTCGGCCAGGCGCGCGATGGACTCGACCAGGTTGAGATCGGCGGCGACGCGCTCGGTCCAGCCGTCACAGGTGGCGGCGGCGCCGACCAGCACGACGTTGTCGAACCGGTCGAACACCATGCCCTGGCGCGCGTAGAAGGGGCCGACCGGAACGATGAGACTGCCACCGTAGGGGATGCCGTCCTCGCTCACAGTTCCGCCTCGAGCTCGTCCATGCGCTGCTTGAACGCGAGCGCCCAGGCGCGGCCGCGCGCACAGTCGTCGGCGTGGACCGCGATGCCGGTGAGCGAAAGGGGGCGGGTGAAGGCCCACTCGCACGAGCACGGCACGGCGCGCGCGGCCACGTCAGCCGCGTCCTCGGCCTTGAGGCGGTGGATCTGCGACCGGCGCCGCGCGGCGGCTTCGGCGTCGGTCGGTTCGGTGGTTCGGGCGGCGTTCAACATTAGGCGGCCCTCCTTAAGAGCTTCTCGATGGCGTGGATGATCTGCGCCTGGACGGATCGCCGGTCGCGCGTCGCGGCGGCTTTCAGTTCCAGAAACAGGGGCTTCGGGATGCGGAGAAGTTTCGGGACGTGAGGCGTGCCGATCGGCTTGCGTTCTTTCCGTTTCATGACAGCAGATGATATCACGGAGATATCAGCCGGTGTCAAGCTGCGATCTGCGCCCCCGGTGCCAGCATCACGACCATGCCGGCAAACCCGCCCACGGACTGGAGCCACGAGCAAAAGTCGTCCACGGCTGCGACGGAGCGCCCGAGCGTGAACTCTTGGCGCACCTTCCCGAGCAGGATGCAGCCGATCGAGTTGTAGACGAAGTTGCCCGGGTGCATTTCGATGGCGGTGCGGCCCGGCACGTTCATGACGTGGGGGATGTCGCGGCCCCAGTGCTCCGACCACGCGAGCTCGACGCCGTACGTTCCGAGCGGGATGCACGAGACGCTTTCGCGGTTGTTGAGCCAGGGGCGCTCGAGGGTGTAGCACGCGTGCTCGCCTTCGATGAGGAGCTCGCCCCGGGTCGGGTGGTCCGGGCCCATGTCCTCGCGCAAGACGTAGAACGAGGGGGTCATGAGCCGACGAGCCCAGCGTCGATCCGCCGGCGCTTCGGCGGCGGGATGTTCGCCCCCGTCTTGCGCGCCTCCGACAGCGCGATGGCGAGGATCTGCCGGTGACTCCGCGGCCTCGAGCCGTGCTGCTCGAGCTCGGTGATGTTGCGCCCGATGTTCTCTTTCCCGGGAAGTAGCGGCACGGCTCACTTCCCCAGGAGCGACGGATCGACGCGGCGTTTCGGCGCAAACCCGCGCTTGGCGCTTGCGGCGAAATTCGCCATCTTGGCCGCATGGCCGCCGGCGGCCCGCCCGCGAGCGATGTCGGCCTGGGTGATCGGCGCGTCGGGGGACTTGCCGAGCCAGGCGTGGAACGCGCCCTTCTTGATGTTGCCGAATCCTGCCATATCAGGGCCTCCCGATTCCGAGTAGGTGAGCGTTGATTTTGCGCTTGGGCGGCATCTGCGGCTTCGCCTTCTGCGCCTCTTCGGCCGCCGGGTTCGTGATGTACCGGGGCGCCGGCTTGAGCCCGAGCGTGCCGGCCCACTTCGGCAGCGCCGAGCGCGGGTTCGGCTTGTCCGGACCCTTGAGGCTCATCGGCGTCGAAGTCTTGGCGAGCCAGTCGAGCACGTCCATGCCCTTCTGCAAGAGCGGGTCCTTCTCGTTGTAGATGCGCGTGTTCGGGAACTGCTTGTTTTCGTGGAACTCCCAGAGCGCCGACGCGCCCGGATTCACCTTCGACCAGGCGGTTCGCGCCCAGTCGCGCCACCAGGCGACGGCGTCCTTGACGTACGACGGGAGCGAGATCCGCTCGGCCGAGCCGTCCTTGTTGCGGCCGCCCGTGCGCGGGAAGTAGGCGTCCTTGAGACTCTTCGGGAGCTCGCCGGTCATCATGAACTGCAGCGTCGAGCCCGCGAGCCCCATGAACAGCGTGCCGTAGACGAGGTAGGCCATCCGGTGCGTGAACCACGGGTCGCGCAGGTCGGCCTGGCGGGGCGGCGGGGCGCCCGGCTCGCCCTCCCACGGGCCCTCGACGCCCTCCCAGCCCTCGCGCGGCCGCTCCGGCGGCTCGCCTCCGCCCGCGCCGCCGGCGGGGCGCTCTGGGCCCAGCTTGCGCGGTCCACGAGGCGCGCCCAGGCGCGACGGGATGGTGAGAAAGTCCTTGATGCCCCCGAGCCCTTCGCGCAGGAACCCGATGTTCCAGCCGGCCGAGCGCACGGCCACGAGCAGCGCGTCCTTCGCCGCGGCGTTCCAGAACAAGTTGGAGTAGGCGAGCTGCCCCATCCGGTTGTCTACGGAGTCCCACGCGCGCGCCAGCGCCCGGCGGATTTCCGCCCTGGTCGCCTCCGGGCCCAGGCGCTCGAGCTCGACGTGCGCCATGTCCGCGAACGTCGCCAGCTTCAGCCGCGGCACCCACCACTCCATGATCGGGGCCGAGACGGCTTCGATTGCCGCGAACGGCGTGCGCCAGAGCGCCGAGTAGCCGAGTTTCGCCGCGGCGCCGGGCCGCGCGTGCTGGAGCTCGCCCCAGGCCGCCCGAAGCGAGGAGATCCACTTGCCTTTCGCGGCAGCCGTCCAGGCGGCGTCCTGCTTGAACCGGCCGCCGGCTTGGACGACGGCCCGGATGTCGTCCGCGAGCGGGCCGGCGAAGGTCGTGCCCAGAAGGTTTTTCGTCAGCCCGGCGGCCTCCATCATCCGCTGCCCCTTCACGAGCCCGAGCACCGGGGCGGCCGGCGCGGAAAGCATCTTCCAGATCCCCTCGATGGGGGACACGCCGTTCATAAGCTGGTATGTCCCGAGCGAGCCGCGCGACACCATCGTGTCGAGTCCGGTGAAAACGAGGTGGAACGCCGACAGGCCAAGCTGCGCCTGGTTGAGCGCGTTGAAGAAGAATCGGGTGCCCTTGTAGAGCGCCTTGTTCTGCAGCCCGGGCGACAGGAACCGATTCAGCACGCGCGCCACTTCCTTCGGCGCGGCGTAGTAGCCCAGGAGGTTCTTGCCCTGGAGCGGAACCGTGTCGGTGCGGCGCTCGATGACGAGCGACGGCCGGATGTCCTTGAAGTCCGACATGCCGTTCTTCTCGAGGAGCTCCTCGAGCGCCTTGAAAACGTGCGGCGCCACGTCGGCCAGGCGCTCGCGGTGCGAAACGTAGGCGTCGAAGAGGTTGGCGATTTGCTCCGGGCGCTCGCGGACGTACTGGCCGAACCCGCCGCGCTGCGCGACCGGCCGGGCCGCCTCGTCCTCGTCCCCCTCGAACCGCAGATCCGCCAGGGCCCGGAGCTCTTTCCGCATCGTCTCGCGCTTCTCGGCCCACTGCTTGAGCTCGCGGCGCGCGCGGGCCCGCCCCTCGCGCTCCGCCTTCGTCCTCGGCGCGTTGCGGTTCCATTCCTTCACGAGCTTTTCGGCCAGCTTTTCGCCCTCGCCCTTGAAGAAGAGTTTTTCCCAGACCTTGTACTTCGAGTCGATGGAGTGCCCGATTTCGTGCACGAGCACGCTCATCGGGCTCCCGAACTTCGTGAGCGTCGCGTGCGTCAGCGGGCTCGAGAGCCCGATCGGGCCGCCCAGTCCGACCTCGCGCCCGACCTTGATGCCGTGCTCGGCGGCAAAGTCCTGGAGCTTCTGCCACATCAGCGCATCGACGGTTTCCTCGACGGGGATCTCGCGCGGCCCCCAGATTTGCCCGATGCGCGGGTCGAGCGCCTCCCAGCCGAGCGGCACGTTCGTGTCGATGTCGAACGGGCGGTTCAGCCCCAGTTGCCCCAGGTCGTCCAGCGCCTGGTGCGCCATGACGAACTTTCCGAGTTGGTGGGTGTGGGCGAGAACCTGGTCGAGCGGGTTGCGGAACGCCGGGATCAGCCCGGACTGCATCCCCAGGAGCATCGTCGGGTACTTCCGTTTTTTCATCCAGGACTTGTTGCCCTCCATCGCCTTCTGCTTGGCGAAGGTGGCGACGAACTCCTGGGCCCGGACGACGTTTTCCCAGATATGCGGGTAGTAGAGCTCGATCGCTTTCGAGAGCTTGCCCGTGCCCAGTCCCTGCACGCGGCGCTTGGCCTCGTTGAGCACGTCGTGGAGCACGTTGCCGATCGCCTCGAGCTCGGGCGAATCGTAGGGGCGCCCCTCGGGCTCCGACCCCAGCGCGTCGGCCATCATGCCGGCCGCGTCCTCGGCCGTGTCGAACGCATCGCCCACCGGCGCGCGTTTCATTTCCTTCGGCGGTTTCCACGTCTCGACGCTGTCCAGGAAGCGAATGCCGTCGAACTTGAGCAGCGCCTTCTCGCGCTCCGCCTCGGGCAGCCGCGCAATCTTGACCACCTCGTGGCCCGTCGGGAACGACAGGCGGTCGAGCCGCCCGCGCCACTGGCGGAGCCGGTGCTCCGTCTGCTGCTGCGTCTCGATCCGCTCGGCCTCGCGGTAGCGCAGAACGTCCGATCCGGCCGCAGCCCGGTCGTTCACGGACGCCGGCAGGAGCGCCCCGATGAGATCCTTTTTCGCGTCCTCGAGCCCCTGGCGGAACTCGCTTTTCGGCGCGAGCCGGAGCCCGGAGCCGGCCGGCACGGGCTTGGCCCTCGTGCGCGACGCGACCGGCTCTCCCCCCATCGCCAGGCGCCGCGCGGCTTCTGCGAACCGGTTCCCGGAGCCTCGGAACTGGCCGCCGCGGGACTCGTAGAGCGTCTCGGGCTCGCCGCCCAGGTGCTTCGCGTACCGGTCGCCCAGGAACCGGCGCGCGAACGCGAGCTCGTCGTCCTCCCCGAACTCCGGCGCGTCGTCCTCCGAAACGATTGTTCCCCGCTCGCGCTCGGTGATTCTGAAAAAGTCTGCGCTCGCCTGGAGCGAACGGACGAGATCCTCGTTGACCGGCTGCGGATTCGGTCCCCAGCCCTTGTGCTGCTCGTGGCGGATCCTGGACTCAACGAAGTTCCACGCACGGCGTAGGTCGCGGTCGGAAACCTCGTCAATCTTGCCGGCGTCGATCATCCGTTCGACACGGTCGGCGTTCTCTGCCCACTCGCGGCGCCCCTTCGCATCTTCAAACTCGGCCTTGTCCTCCCCGACGCGCGACGCGGCCGGCCGGTCGCCGTGCGGACTGAGCCCAGCCGGCCAGTCCTCGCCGCCCTCCTGCTTCACACCGCCCGCCCTGGCGCGAGCGCGAACCGAATCCCACGCACCCGGCTCGCCCGTGACCAGGTCGCTCAACGCGTTGTGCTGGTAGAGCACCGTCGCCGCGTCGTCCGTCCAGGCGTCCGATTCCTTCGCGTAGGCGATTGCGTGGACCGCCCCATACTTGCCCATCTGGGCCCGGAGATAGGTCGCCATCCACGGGATGTCGTTGAAGGTTTCGCGCGGGACGCGCAGGACGGCCCTCGAATGGAGCCGGCCGCCGACGCCGCCCTCGGCCGGGGTCGCGTTCGCCAGGACGACCGTGATGCCGTCGAGCGCGAGCGCCTTGCCGAGAAGCGCCACCTCACGCTGCGTCTGCGCCGGCATCCCGATGCCCGTGGCCGGGTCGGCCGGCTTGAGGATCTTCGGGCGCGCGGCGATCTGCTCGGGCGTCAGACGATGGAGCTCCGCGTCGCCGCTCGGCGTGATCGTGCCGTAGTGCTCGTGGTCGATGACGACGTGGCCGGCGAACTTCGCGCCGAACATGTCGGCCAGGTTGCGCGTGATGCGCTTGTCGTCCGTGCTCGGGACTGGCGATCCGGTCGGGTGGTTGTGGAGCGCGTAGATTTTCGCGCCTTCGTTGAGCGCGAGAACGCTCTGGACGTGCTCGATGAAATCGTTGAGCTCCTGGTGCGAACCCCAGGCCCACGCCGTACTGGGTAGCTGCGCGGTCCAGGCCGGCTCCTCGATCACACGGCCGGCGGCCGAGACGATCGGGAACCGCAGCGTCTCGAACCGCGAATCCGCGGCGGCTTGCGCTACGGCCGCGAGCGCGTGGAGGGTGGGAGCTTCTTGTCCGACGAGTGAGACGTGGCCGCGGTCGCGGAGCTCCTGGGCGATACGGTCGCCAACGACTTCAATGCCTCGAACGTCTGTCTCATCCGGGCCGCTCGGGCGTCGTCCCGCCTCGGCCGCGCCCTCTGGTCCCCGAACGGTAGGCGTAGCTGACTCATCCGCGGAGAATAGATCCGGCTGCCCGTCCTCGTCCATCCCCAGGAGGTTCGGCTGGTCGCGGTAGCGCGGCTGCTTCGAGCCCAGGCCCAGGCCCTCCTGATACGGCGTTTTCTTGGCCCCGACGATAGAGGGGTTCGCCGGGTCGAACGCGCCGCTGTTGCCCGTGGCGCTCTTGATCTGATTCGGGTGAAACGCGATGTAGGAATCCTGCTCCTGCGCCTTCGCCTCGGCCTCGTTGACGTACACGATGCCGTCGTAGCCGTGCCGCTCAATGACGCGTTTCATCGCCTTAGCGAACTCGTCCGACAGCGTGTCAACGCTGTCCGGGTTCGCTTCGTTCCGGAAAGACTTGCGCCACCTGTCGGCCGTCGCCCAGAGCTCGTCGTCCAGCTCGTCGTTCGTGTAGGACGGTGAGACGCGCGGGAGGTTTTCGATCCAGTCGTCCGGGTGCGCCCAGGTGCCCAGGTCCGGGAGGCGCAGCGGGTTCTTGATCGAGAGGTAGACCGGGTACAGGCGCCGGCCGATCTCGAACGGTCCCGGATGCAGCAACCCGATATTTTCTCGCTTCTCGAGATCCGCCGGGCTCATGTTGATGCGGTCGTTCGCCGCCTCGGCCGTGCCGAAATGCGCGCCCAGGTCGGGATGGCGCGCGCCTTCCGTGTCGAACTCCGTGAACGGCGCGGCCGAGCGCGTCGCGTGATAGACGACCTTCGGCGTGCCGTCCTCGTTCGTGACCTGCGACCCCTCGAACCAGCGCCGGAAGTTCTCGTCGCGCGTCGGCTCGCCGTACGCGAGTTTCGCCTCGCCCACCTCGCCCGGCGCCCCGCGCTTCCTCTCGAGCACCGTTTGCCAGTCGCCCTCGAACCCGTTGCGGAACGCCCAGTCGTGCGCCGCGCTGCCCGGCTCGAGCCTTTCGCCCTTCGGCGTCGTGATCTCCAGGGTTTTCGTGTCGATGTGGCCGCCGCCGCGCAGCGGATAGGTGCCGGGCCCTTTCGGGAGTCCCAGGTACTTGCGGCCCTTCGTCGCGTCGGCCAGAGTTTCCGGGAGCGCGTCGCCCGGCTGCCATCCGTACGCCGCGCGCTCGGCCGAGACACCGGCCGCCGCGCGGCGCTTGAACTCCGCGACCATTTTCTCCATGAACGCGGCCGCCGTGCCGCGACCGTTCTGCTCCCACTCAAGCGCAGCGTCCCGCAGCCCTTCGGCCATCGGCCCAGCGTCGGCGTCCGGAACGCCGGCGGCGCGGAGCGCCTCGAGCACGGGCGCCGTGTCGAGCTCGGGGGCGGCAGACTCCCAGCCCGGTTGCCCAGCGAACGTCTCCTCTGGCGTCTCGGAAAGGTGCGACGGGACGGCCGGAGACTTGGGTTTGACGGCCGGCGCGCGCGCCCCCGCCTCGACGGGCTCGTACCCATTCGCCGCGAGCTCCTGGATGGCCGCCGACCGCTGGTGGTACTCGATGTGCCCGGTCGGCTCGTCGCCCTCGAACGCTGTGACCCTCCAGGGCGCTTGCCGCGGGTCGGTGCCGCGGCTCAAGACGCGCGTGCGGTTGTCGTCGCCGGCCTTTTTCAGCCGGATCGACGGCGACGTGTCCACGGCGGCCTTGATCGCCTTCTCGCGCGCGTCTGTCTCCGCGAAGCGAGCCCGCATCTTGGCCTCGAACTCGTCGCGCGCCGACGGCTGCTTCGCCACGGGTGCGAGATCCTGGCCCTCGCCCTCGGTCGGCTGCGGGATCCCCTTGTAGACCGCCTCATCGCTGTTGATCGCGCGGAGCTTGCCAACCGCGGTCTGGTAGCCGTACTTCGCGCCGAGACGGCCGGACGGGCTGAGCATTGCCGCTTTCATGCCGACCAGCGCCATGAGCGCGCCCAGGTCGCGCGACTCCGCAAGCGCGCCCTTCTCTTTCGCCGCGGCGCGCGCCTTCGCGTCCTTCCACGCGGCCATGACTTTCGCCTGGGTCGCGTTCGCCTCCTCGAGCGTGTCGATCGCCTCGACGCGGTCGATCACCTCATCCGGGATGCGGCCGGCCCGGAGATCCTTTGGCAGCGTCCCGCGCAGAAGAACGTGGAGAGGCGTCGGCCCCTTTACTTTTTCGGCGGGAACAGCGCCATCAGTTTCGACGCCCCTGGCGGTAGCGTCTGCCTCGCGCTCGCCGGCTGCGGGTTCGGCAGCTTCGCCGGCACCGGCGGCTGGAGCGACGGCGGGGCCGATTGCTTCGCCCCCGGCGCCCAGCGGTGCGCCAAGCCCCCGAAGTGCAGCAGCGTCCGCGGCGTGTCCTGGTGCCCCATGACCCCCGCCCTCCGGAGCTTGCCCAGCGCCGCCAGCAGCCGCTGTTGCTTCGGCTGCAAGCCTTTCCACGGCAGCGAGGTGCCCGTCGTTGATTTCATGCTCGGCTGGGACATCCCCGGCATCTTGCCCACGGTTTTCCAGGCCATTCGGCGCCTCCTGCGTCTCGGTTTCGAGAATCTTGTCCAGCGTCCCCGGGGGCGCTTCTTCCGTCAGCGTCTTAACCTGGCGCTCGCCCTGGAGCTCCGTGCCGCCTTCGGCCCCGGGCGGCTCCTCCGCCGGCGCGCGCGGCGCCTCGGGCGCGGCCGCTCCGCCCCCGGCGGCTTGCTCGGCGGCGTCCTCGATATGCCCCAGAACGGCCGGGTCGATCGCCTCCTCGGCCGGGATGTCGCCCGTGAAGTCTTTCGGGAGGAGGTGCCCCTCCACGAAATCACGGTGGAGCGTCTGCTCGATCACGTCCGCGAGGGCCGAGCCGGGGCCGCGCGCGTCCGGGGCGAGCCCGTGCTCCACGTTCCACGCCTCGAGCTCCTTCGCCAGAAGGTCCGGGAGCGCGGCCGTCTCGGGGCCCGGGATCCCGCCGGGACCGCCCCCGCCGCCCGGCGCCCTTGCGGCCGCCTCCGCCGCGGCTCCTTCGGCTACGCGCGCGGCGCCCGACCGCATCCCGACCGTCCCGCCGGCGATGCCGAGCGCGTCCAGAATGGCGTTCGAGACGCCCTCCACGATCTTCGGAATCTGCTGCTCCATCACGCCCTGGATCGTCTGGGGCATGTCGCGCGTCGCCAGGTCAACCGCGGACTTCGCCGCAATACCCGCTCCGATGGCAGCACTGGCCGGGGCCGACACCGCGGCCGCGCCCCCGAGTGCCGCCCCCGCCGGGCTCGTGAGGGGCGCCACGGCGCCCCGCGCGACGTTTCCGGCCACCTGGCTGACCGCCTGGCCGACGGCCGGCGGCGTCCCGGGCGGCATCTGGGAGGCCGCGAACGTCGCCGCGGCACCCGGAAGCACGTCGTTGACGAACCCGGCCGCGGCCGGGATGCCGGCCGTCGCCGGGTTCGCCTCCATCGCGGCCCGGAGGCCCGGCACCATGCTCTCCGGCGGGAGGCCGAACGGCGAGGTGGCGGCCGATCCGGCGATGTCAAAGGCGTCCGGCTCGGCCGCCGTCGCGTCGAGCTCCTGCGACGCGGCGGCCTGGAGGGGCGATGGGGGCCCCATCGGCGGCCTGGGCTGCGGCGTCGTCCCCAGCGTCGGGTCGGTGCCCTCATACCCTGGCGGCAGCGTCGGCGCCGGGATGGGCGGCTGGGGACCGTACGGGACCGCCGGCGCGCGCGTCTCGGTGCCGAATCCGGTCGTCAGGTTCTCCTGGGGGGTCGGCTTCTGCAGCGCGGCGAACCGCGTCGCGGCCTGGACTTGGAACGGTGTCAGCTTGGCGACGGGTTTCCATCCGTCATTCGCGTTGCCGATGTCCTTCCAGCCGTCATCCACTGCGGCCGTCGGCGGAGCGTCCGGCGCGGTGTCCTGGTCGTCGGGCAGATCCCCGGCGAAATCGGGCATTTACGCGCCCTTCGGCGGCAGCGTCACCCACGCGCCGTTGTGCCACACGCGCCGCGCTCCGGTGATCGAGTTCTCCTGTACGTCGCCCTCCTGGGCGGTGCCGGCCCCAGACGGGCTCGGGATCGTCGCGTCCGAACCGCTCGGGGCCGACGTGGTCGAGGGAACGGTGCCCTTCGCGCCCTTCGCGGCGTACTTCCCGATGAGTTGGTTCCGGACGCGCTCGGCCTTGCTGAGCTTGATCTTCAAGTCCTGCATGTCCTCGGGCGAAAGCTGGGTGTTCGGGTTGTTCACCTCGCGCCGCATCGCAGCGATGTCCGTCTCCACGGCCTTGATCTGGGCCTTCTCCTGCTCCGACATTTTCCCGGACGCACCCGGGGCGGTCGGCTTCGGCGGCGCCGTGACCTTGACCTGGCCCGTCGTGGGGTCCACCAGGGACGCGCCCGCCGCGAGAGAGACGGGCCGCGCGTCACGCCCGGCGGCGATGTCGCGCAGCGCGGTCGTGCGGTCGTCGGTGGACTGCTGTTTCAGCGACGCGCCGTAGGCCGATGCCGTGTTCGCCGGGTCGAACGCGGTCGTGCCGAGAACGGTGTCGTAGAGGCCGCTGCCGATCTGGCGATAGCGGTTCTTCGTCGTGTTGTTCGCCTCGTTGAGCCGGCGCTGGTAGTCGGCGCCCGTGTATTTGTCCTCTTCGCCCAGGAGCGACGAGAGCGCGGAGAGCTCCGAGTACCGCCCGCGGTTCTGCTCGATCCACGGCGATTTCGGCGTGTTGAGGATGTCGTCAATGCGCTGCTGAATCTGCTTGCGCCGCGTGTCGTCCGGCGGCGCCACCTTCACGTCCTCCGGCGGCGCGGGCGGAAAGTCGAGCTGCGGATACTTGTTCGGGTCCGTCGGGTCGGGCTCGTCCGCGGCATCGTGCGGGATCGCGCTCGGGTTCGGGTTGTCCGTGTCCAGGATGTTGCGAAGGAGCGGCGTAGGGCCGACGAAATCGGCCGGCGTCTGCTGGTCGTCCAGGTTCACGCCCTGATCGTCCAGAAAGCGCGGGAGGAGCCGGTTGCCAGAGTAGTAGTTCGCGCTCACGGCTTACATCGCCATCATTCTGCGGAGGGCCGCGAGCGGGTTGTATTTCAGATCCTCGCCACCACCGCCGCCGGGATCGTAGCCGTCGCCGCCGCCGGGATCGTCGTACGGAGGCGGGTCGGGCACGCCATCCGGGGGCGGTTCCTCGCCGCCGTCCGGTGGCTCGTCGGGCGTCTGGATCGGAATGCCCGTCGGGTCGTAGAGCGGGCCGTTCGGGTCGAAGCCCGGATCGCCCGGATGATTCCCGTTCGCGTCGGTCGTGCCCGGATCGGTTTTCGGGTCGTACCCGGGCTCCCCGGGTTTGTTCCCGTTCGCATCCGTGCCGGGCGTCTCCTCGCCGCCGGGCAGAATCCCGCTCGGGCCCGGCACCATGAGGTTCCCGTCCTTGTCGCGGTAGCTTCCGGGCGGGTCGCCGGCCTTCGACGGCGTTGACCCCGGGGGAGCGCCGGGCGTGACCTTGCCGGGCGTCGTGGCGCCGGTCGAGCCGCCGGGGCTGCCGCCACCACTCCCCGGCTTCGCCGTCGAGGGCGTGTTCGCGCTCGAATCCGGCGTCGCGTTGAACCCCTGGTTGTTGAACGAACCGGACTGGTGGCCGGAGGTGTCCGTGCCGCCGTCGAGCCCGGCGAGGCCGGCGTTCTGGGCGTTGTAGCCGAGGTCGGCCGCGGTGTTGATGCCGTAAAGCTGCTGCATGACGTTCGCCCCGAGCTCCTTGCGGCGCTCCTGTTCGTTGGCGAAGTCGATCGTGTTCTGGCGCGCCTGGTCCGACGCGGTCTGGGACGCCGAGTTGTCGAGTGACGCCATCGCGCCAGAGTAGCCGGCGGCGTTGCCGCTCGAGGCGAGGTGGCTCGCAAGCTGCCCCTGCGCCGAGCCCTTCTGGGCCTGTGTGACCGCCGCCGCCTTCTCCGCAATGGCCTGTTTCTCGGCCTCCGAGTAGCCGCCGCCCCCGATGAGCTGCTGGATCAGACCCATCAGGCCCCCGCTGCCGTCATCCGCCCCGGGCGGGGCGTTCGGGTCCGGAGGAGGAGCGTTCGGGTCTACCGGCGGTCCCTCGGGACCGGCGGGCCCCACGGGGCGCCGAGGAGGGCTGGTCGGGAGGTTCGGGTCCGCTGGGCCGTTGGGACCGCCAGGCGTCCCGCCTCCGGGCCCAACCTGTACGGCCGGATGGGTCGTCGTCGTGCCGCCGAGGGGCGGGAGGTCGGCCTCCACGCTGCCGTCCGGGAGCGTCCGGACGGTCGTGCCCGGCTGGTTCGTCTGGGAGGCCGCCGGCGTCTCGCCGTGGGTCACGGGGGTCGGCGGAGGCGCGTCGCTCGTCGTGCCGTCGGGCAGCGAGAACTTGGAGTTCATCAGGCCCGGCGTGTACGTCGGCTGGTCGGGGCTTCGCGTGGGCCCGTTGCCCGGCTGCACCGCTCCGCCGCCGCTACCGCCGCCGCCAGGAGGGACCACGGGGGGCGCCGCCGGTGCCGGTGCAGCGCCCGCCGGAGGCGGCGTCGTGGCGGGCGCAACACGCTTCTTCGGAGAGAAGTACGGCGTGGCCGGCGGGGCGCCACCGGTCGGTGCGGAGGGCGCCGGGACCGTGTACGGGCCGGCCGAAGGAGCTCCGCTCTTGCCGTAGAGCAGTTGGTTGTTCAGCGCCGACGTGCCGCCGAGACGCTGCGAGTAGCGGTTGAGCTGGTCGATGATGGCCTGGGGGTTGAAGTACTTTTTCGTCGTGGAGGTGTTCGTGTTGGACGAACTCTGCCCCGAGTTGAAGTTGCCGCTGCCCGGCATCAGGTAACTGAGAATGCTGGTGTCGGGCATCGTGTCCCCCTACATGCCGCGCACGGGCGTGAACGGCGACTTCTTCGCCAGTACCGTTAGCTGGTTCATCGAGAAATAGTCCCCTGCGTTGGACCCATTTTGCACCTGGATCGAAATGCGCTCCGACGTGGTCGCGTCCTTGATGTAGGTGTCGTGGAGCGCCGGGGCCGAAAGCACGCGGGGCGTGCCGCTCCTGGGCAACGCCAGGAGCGAGTTGTCCGGGAGCACCGCGTTCAGCACGAGGTTCCCGACGCCGCTAACGTTTGCGATGACGCCGCCGAAATTCTGCTCGCCTACGCCGCCGGACGGCAGCGCGGCCGTGACGTACTTCGACGCGATGTTCAGGCTCCCAGCCAGGGAGTAGTCGAAGAAATTAGGCGTGGAGCTCGGCCACTTCACGATCGCGGCCGAACCGGTCCCTGGCACCTGTGTCGAGCAGAACACGACGCGCGAATCTGCCGGGTCGAGAATGGCGAAGTCCCCCAGGCCGTTCTGCGCGCCGATGACCCACTCCGCCCATTTCCGGCCGGTTCCAGGGCTGTCAGTCGGATTCCCCCAGCCGTCTTGAAAGTCCACGACGAGGCCGAAATTGATGACCGTCGAGCCGTCTACCGGGAGCCCGATGAACACCTTTTTGCGCGCCGCGTCCGCGCCGGCCCAGACGAGATGTGCAACCGCCCAGTTCACGCGCGCGAGCGTCGGCTCGATCTCATGGGAAATCGGAGTCGCCGTCGCGCCGTCGAACAGGGCAATTCCGTTGCGGCACACCATCAATGCCATGCCGGCCGAGCCGCCGATGCCGTAGGTGCCCTGCCCCGGGTTCCCGGTGTCATCAATGAGCGCGACGGCGTTGGGGCCGCACGCGCCGAACTCGTCGGAGGCTTTCGAGATCGGCCACGTGGCCGGCTCGCCGCCGTTGTCCTGAGAGCCGAAAACGCTCACCTCGCGTGCCATAAAAACGCCGGAGCGCAGAACAAAGCATGCCTGTACGTCCTGGCTGTTGTCGGCGTCCTGGATGCCCAGAAAGCCCGTCAGATTCGAGAACGCCTCCGGCTGGCCCGCCTTCGACACCCACGGGGTGTTGCGGTAGAGCGGCGTGTCCGACGGGTAGATCATGATGTCCGACAGGAAAATCTGCGACGTGTTCGCCGGCGTGTTGTTGAGGCCGACGTTGAGGAACGCGCCGGCCGAGAGCACGTCGCTCGCGTCGATGATCTTGAAATCGAAATAGCCATTGACGTTCGCCGCGATCTGTGCCGCCGTGACGCTTACCGTAACGGACGAACCCGTGACGTGCAGATCGAGCGTCCCGGGACTTATGGATGGCGTGTTCCCGTTCGTGACGAAAAATCGAATCCGGTACTCTTTCCCCTTCACGAGCCCCAGGAACAGGTCGCCATTCGTCCGAATCTTCCCGGGCGCGAGGGTCACGCCGTTCCCAGACATGATCCAGGGCGTCCCGGGCGCGGAAGTCCACCCGGCCAGTTGCGTCTGCGCGCCTCCCGAACCGGTCACGGCCGTCCATCCCGCGGGGGGCGCCGTCGTGTACGGGCCCGAGTCGAACGACAGAGGCGTATTGAAAGTGCCCTGCGCCGGCTGCTGGCCGCTCGTCTCGAGTTGCGAGAGTCCGGCGGGGATGAGCGCGTTGCGAACGCCCCAGAGGATCGTGCGCTGGTTGTAGACCGTGATGCCCCTGCACGGCGGGGGCGCGGTGTTGTCCGCGTAGAGCGTGTACGGCGTGCCGTTGACAAGCACGGAGTCCTGGAAGTCGATCGCTGCCGTGGTCGAGCTGTTGTCTCCGACGACCATGCCGCTCGCGGCCGTCTCGAGGCAGTAGTAGCCCGTCAGCGGGTACTGGTCCGGGCCGAGTGCTGGGTTCGCGCTCGTGGCGAATATGAGGCGCTTGACCACGTCCTTCGTGAACGTGACGCCGTCCGAGTTTCCGACCGCGCCCAGGGGCAGCGCCGACACGTCTACCTTTCTGCTCGCGGTCGCCACCGTGAGCTTCACGGGCTGCGCCATCGAACATGTCCTGTGCCCCGTAGCGTTTTCAAAGATCACCAGAAAATAGTGGTCGCCCACGGATACGTTCCCGGCCGTCGCAGACGTGGCGTAGGCGGCGTTGGCTTGCGGCGGTTGCGTTGACATGCGCGAAAGGACGAGGCCCTTCGACGTGGACGCGAGGTTGCCCGCGATCGAGAACTTCACCGGCGGCGCGTCGGCGTTGAACCCCATCCTTATCGCGGCGAACGTCAATCGGTTGTAGGTCTTGAAGCACACGCGCGAGCCGCTGAAATAGGAGGCGGTCACATAGGTCGTGCCAAGCCCCGGCGCGGCCGCGCGTACGAGCGCGGAAAGCGTGCCGAGAACGTCCTCGGTGTAGAAACTGTATTGCGTCCCGTCCGGGAAGTAGGCAAAGGCGAAATCCCTGACAGGCCAGTTGCCGGGAGCGCCCCCATAGAGATCCATGCCCCGACGCGTTCGCATCGCGCCCGGCAGGAGCTCGAGGTTCTTAGCGAGCGAGGCAACGCCCTGCGGCAAGTCGCCGCGGTCGTTGAGCGTTACCTCGCCCCCAAACCCCGGGAGCACGATCGGCTCGTAGCCCTCGATGGACACCGATCAGGCTTTCGCGCAGACCACGGCGATGTTGATGCCCGTGTCGCCGGTGATCCCAGCGGGGTACGCGCCGGCCGAGAGCTCGGTGTTCGAGGCCGTCGTGACCTTGAGCTTGCCGGTCGCGAGCGTCGCGCCGGCGACGTAGCCGAACGAGTAGCCGTTCACCCCGGACACCGAAATCTGGTAGGGAAGTTTCGGCGCGCACTTGTATTGCGTGAAGAGAACGGACGGGTCGAACACCTCGCCGTTCGTCGGGTAGGTCACGGTGTTCGTGACCGTGAGCTTGGCGAAAATGTAGCAGAGCGCCCCGACGGAATCGACGCGAATGCTTCCGGGAGTGATGGCGAGAGACATGTTGAACTCCTTTACTGTCCTGTGAAGATGGGTCCGGCGACGGGCGCCGAGCGACGACGAGGAATCTGCTGCATGGTCATGATCTCCGCCGTCACGAGGCCGTCGATCATCTGAGTGCCCTTCTCGACCAGGCTCGCGCCAAGCTGTGACTGGCCGACCGTGAACGCCGCCTCGCCGGCCGCGATGTACGCGAGCGCGTCGAGCGAGTCGTCAATCTGGAGGGCTTGCGAGGCGACGGTAAAATCCACGATCCCGCGCATGTAGTCCACGCGGACGGCGCGCACGGTCGTGGCACCGATGAAAACGATCTGGTTCGAGAACCAGTCCCAGAACAGAAGAGAGCTCCCCTGCGGGAGATCGGGCAACTGCCCCGACACGAATTTCATGAGGACGTAGCTCGTGTCAGGATCTCCGAGGTTCTTCTCCCAGAGCTCGTAGGGCTGCAGGAAGTCCGATGGGAGAGTCGATGGGGCCGTGGTGCGGTCGATCGCGGTGAGCCCTTGAATGACGTTGACGATCGCCCGCCCACGCGAGAACCGAACGTTGTTGGTGCGAAACGCGCGCGCCAGTGAGCGGTTGGCCGTGTTGATGAACGGCAAGAGCCAACCCGCGGAGGACGGGTTCGAGATATTCCAGTAGTCCCCGAGCGGATCGCCCAGAGCCACCTGGGCCCGCGCCGCGACATCGCTGACGAGCGGCACCGGCTGTTACCTCGTGCCCATCGGCAGCTTCGTCTGCGCCTGGGCATTGCCGCCCACCGTGACGAACTTGAGCTCGCCGTACTTCTTCTCGTCCAGGACGCACCCGCACCGGCCGCACACGACCGCCGTGTGAGGCGTGGCGACGCCGCACGCCGGGCACTGGTTCGAGGCGATCGACATCCAGTCCTCTTGCAGACCCATGCGCTCGGCCGCCCAGAAACAGTCGTCCGGAATGTTCCGCGAGTGCCGGTCCTTGTTGAACCGGAACCGCGCGTCGGAAATCAGGTGCCGCCTCCGCTCGTCGCGCGCCTTCTCGGCCGCCTTGAGCTCCTCCTCCGTCGGGCGCTCGCCCGCCGCGATGAAGTAGCCATGCGCCCGCATGTCGTTCTTGAGCGCCTCCGAAAAGAGCAGTTGGCTGGCGATCCCGGGAATGACTTTGCCCTTGCCGTCCACGGTGTCGGCGCCCGAGTAGCGGATCTCCTGGCGGGGCGAGTCGATGCCGCGGTCCTCAAAGTCGATGTCGTCGTTGCACCAGGCCGAGACGAACCGTTCCTTCGTGCCGCGAACCGGGATCATGAAAGACGCCGCGTAAAGGCGCGGGGCCACGAAGGGGACGGGATTCGGGCAATCCCCGACGTAGCAGACGAGAGCGCGCATGACTTAGTTGACCTCCTCTTTCGTTGTGGTGCCGGTCGCGGACGGAACGTCCACGCCGGCGAGAGAGACGTATGGAGTGATGAGCCCGTTGAGGCCCGAGAATGGCTCGTCCAGAATCGCCGCGCGATCCTTCGCCACGTCGGCCTTCTCGAGCGCCTGGGACTCGCGCGCCTGGGCACGAAAGCGGTCGCCCGCCTCGTGGTCGTCCTCGCGCTTTTTGACCTGGCGGCGGTGCTCCTGGATGCGGAGCTCGCAGATCGTGGGCGTCGGCAGGACGAACGCGCCGGTCGTGTCCTGGAAGTGAAAACAGAACTCGTATTGCCCGTGCACCGGGTAGGGCCCGAGCTTGCCGAGGATCTCCCCCGTTTCCTCGTACTGCCTGTTGAGGTAGTCCCAGGAATCGGGCGAGCCGAAAATGTCGGGGCGTTTCCAGTGCTCGAGGATGAACCGCTCGCCGTACTGCGGATATTTCGGGGCCCAGCCGGCGTCGGTGAGCCAGAACTTGAAATTCCCCTGGTCGTCGTCAATCCGCCACTTGCCGGCCATCCACGTCAAGCAGGACGGTGCCCACGAGACGCGGTACATCGGGCCGCCGAACGGGTTGAGGCCGCCGAAGTCCCGGGCGAACCGCTGCACCGCCGCGGGCGGCCGGAGGCCGTACTCGCGGTACGCCCGCCGGCGCGTCGCGCGCGTCGGATCGGGCATCTGCGGGGCGCCGTCCGGAGCGGACCACTGGCCGCCTGGACTCGCTCCGCCTGGGATGATCTGGGTGCCGGGCTTGAGCATCGTTTCCTTTCAGAGAAAGGGGCGGGGCGCCCGCTACGCCCCGCCGTTAGGATCAGTAACCGGACTTCCTGCCGCAGTTGATGATGGCGCCCGCGCGCTGCGGGTTCGCCACGAAGGTCTGCATCAGGGTGTGGATGGAGAAGAGGTCCGACGTGAGCGGCGAGCCGTCCGCGGTCGAAACCGGCGTGAAATACATGTTGCCGTTGCGGTCCTTGTAGAAGTCGATCGGCTGCGCTTCGCCGCGGCCCCAGTTCTTGAAGTCCACGAGCTCGAAGCGGGTCGGGTTGTAGTGCACGCCCACCATCGTCGGGAACCCGGCGATCTTCGGCTTCTGGCGCGCGTTGGCCGCCAGGTCCGTCATCTTCTGATCCTGGCCCGGGGTCAGCATGATCTCGCTGATGTTGTCCCCGAGGTCGGCCCAGGAGTCCTGAAGGTTCTGGTGGATGCACACGTTCCAGTCGCCGTCATCGAACACGTCCGTGCCGTTCCGCATCTGGATCTGGTTCACGAGGAGCCGAACGTGCGAGACGTTGAGCATCGCCGTGACCGCGTCCACCTGGGGCTGGGCGAGGTTCGTGTACGTCGCCAGCGCGAGCGTGAGCCACGTTCCCGAGGTCTTGCCGTGGTAGGGAATCCCGAACAGCGTGACGGGGTTCGCGCCCGTGACGCCCGACGGGAGGAGCTTGTCGCCCGTGGTCGAGCCGCCGGGAGCGGCCAGGACCGTGACGGTGCGAGCTCCGAGGTTGATGTTCGTGATCGTCGTCTCGCCGCGGTTCGTGGCGAGGGTCGTGTCGTACACGGCCACGTCCTGCCCGACGCGGAGGTTCTGGGCGCCGATGGCCCACGTCGCCGCGGCGGCCGTGAACACGTTGGCCGCGTAGAGCGAGGAGATCAGGCGCACGCCCGTGCCGTCGCCCTGGAGCTCCATGTCGATCTGCGTGGCGAACTCGGGAACGGCGTTCTCGAGCTCCTTTTTCAGCACCTGGGCGATGGCCTTCTCGGCGCTGTTCGTGTAGTACTGCACGTCCCGGTTGATCTGCACGTTGAACCGGATGCCCACCGGGGTGAGCGTCGCCACGACGGTCTGCGACGCGCCGCCGAGGCCGAGCGAGGTGCCCGCGAACGTGCAGTATCCGAACTTGCCGCCCGGGAACACCTGGATCGGCAGTCGGAGGTTGCGCGAGGAGACTTCGATCCCCTCGACCTTTTTGATTTTCGCCCCGAAGCCCTTTTCGCGCTCGTAGGCGACCGGCAGGAACGGGCGAACCCGCTCGAGCTGGAGTGAGAGAAAGTCGGCATTTGCACCAGCGGCCATGTTCGTGATTCCTTACGGGGTCGGCAGGATCGCGTCCCAGAACGCGCGCTTGTCCTTCTTGAGAAGTTCCGTCCGATCGAGCTTCGGGCCGCCCGGCGTCGTCGCCATCGGCGGTACGTCGCGCGTCGCGGCCCTCGCGGACTTCTGCGCTTCTGCTTTTTCGAGTCTCTTGCCGTTTGCCCCGACGAAAACCTCGGTCCAGTGTCGAAAGACATCGGCCCCGAGACGCCTGATCTCACCACGCGACCGATTCGCCAGGCCGGCGACGGCGGCCTCCGGTTTCACCTGGTTGCGCGTGAGCGCGTCCAGGGTGGCCCGTTTCGCGTGGACATTTGACGGTGTGGTTCGGTAACGCTGGATAACAGCGTTTGCGAGCTCCGTGGTCATGAGCTTCTTCTGCGCCTCGGTGTAGTCGGCGCCCTTGCTCTCGATGACCTGGTTGACGTACTTCGCGGACTCCTCGGTGAGCACCTTCTCGACGCGCGTATCCAGGACCGACGCTACCGCCGCCAGGTTGCCCTTCTCCTCGCGCGCCTGGTGCTCCTTGAGCTTGCGGTTCTCCTCCGCGAGTTTCGCCACCCTCGGATCAACGCGCGGCTGTGCCTCCGGCTCGGTCGGGAAGATCCTGTCCTCGAGATCCTTCGCAGTGATCTGGGACCAGTCGAGCCCCTGCTCCTCCGCCTCGGCCTTGAGCTTGTTGAAGATTTCGTCCATGCCGGCCGACAGAATCTCGAGACGCGCCCTCGGCGCCGCGGTCGGAAGATCCTCGGCAATCGCTTCCACCAGGCGCTGATACGCCTGGGGATTGTCGCCCTTGAGTCCGTCCCGGAACGCTTTCGGGTTCTGCTCGAAATCCTGAGACGCCTTGACGAACTGATCGCGGGCCTCTGCGGCACCCTGCCAGTCCTCGGCCTCCGGGAACGTGGCGCGCACCGCCTGTGCTTCGCGCACGTCCGGGAAGAGCTCGGTGAACTCCCGGTTCTGAAACACCTGTTTCTTGAGCCACCGCTTCTCGTCTCCCGACAGCTTGTGCTTCGACATGAACTCTTTGAGCTTCGGCGGTTCCCCTTCGACCGGCTCGGGCTCCTCCGTCTCGGGCTCCGCCTTTTCTCCGTCTTTTTTCTCCGGTTCGGCCTCCGGCTTGGCGGGCTCCTCGACATCCCCCTCGGACTCGGGCTTTCCCTCGTCGGCTTTCGCCTCGTCGGACGGCGCCTCTTCCGTTTTCGCCTCGGAGGGGGTTTCCTCGGCGGAGTCACCCGCAGCGTCCCCGACGGTGTCGAGGATGGCGAACGGGCTTTCGGCTTCTTCTGACATCGAACTTTCCTTCCGGCCTTACTCGTTTTTAGCCTGGTCGAGCCCAGGTACGGCCTTCGAGATCACGGGAGATTCAGCAGTTTCAGATACACGCTTCCAGCGGACAGCGTACAGGTGTTGAGGTTCGTCGTCGTCTTGATGAAATGCGCGTTGATGAGCGTGTTCGCCGTCAGCGACGGGATATCCGATCCCACGAGCGACGTGCCGCGTTCGGCCGCGAGCTTGCCGTAGATCGTGTTGGCCGCCGCCTTCGCGTCCTGGGCCGTGAGGTAATCGACGTACGCGGCGGCCGTCTTGCCGACCGCGACCGTGAGGGCGTTCGCGCTCGTCTCCGCGCTCCGGATGATGACGAGCGCGTTTTCGACCACGACGTTCGGCGGGAGCGTGCACACGGCGATGTCGCCGGCCGTGACGGCGCCGAGCGCGACGACCATCGCGTTCGTCCAGTCGAACCGAACCCATGTGCTCACAAGGGAGCCCGCGAATACGGGGGTCATCGTTCCCGGGATCGGCGTCTGACCCGGGATCAGCGAGGCGGCCGCGAGGGCCTGGAGATCCGCGAGGGTGGGCATCAGTTCACCTCCAAGCCGTGCCGCCAGGACTGCAACACCGCCGTGACGGTGCCCGCGGACAGCGCCGTGGCGTTCGCTCTGATGAAGTTGCTTCCCGGGATGTAGATGCGCTGGCCGACCGGGACCGGCGACGCGACGGGATTCGACACGGAGAGCTCCGTGATCCAGGTAGCTCCGTCCGCGGACGACTCGACGGTGATAGTCCCGGTCGATCCGGCCGCGCTCGAGATGACCACGAGGTTGTTGTCGGCCGAGCCCACGGGGCGGATGGCGCTCGCCCCTGGAGCGGTGACGCCGTTGAGAAGTACGAACATGTTAGTTCACCGCCTTGCCAGAGTTCCATGACTGGAGCTCAACTGTTATGTCCCCGGAACTGAAAGAAGTGACGTTCGCGCGAATGAACCGGACCGCTTTGACGTTGATGCGCTGGCCGGTGGCTCCGGGCGAGGCGGTCGGGTTCGTGACCGTGCCCTCCGTCACCCAGGTGGTTCCGTCCATCGAGGATTCGATGGTGACGGTGTTCGGCGTGGCCGGCGCCTTGAACGTGGAGAGGCAGCAGACGTACGCGAGAGACTGGTTCAGCGTGTAGCCGGCGTCGATAGATGCGGCCGTGACCTGGATCGCGTCCTCGATCGCCACGGAGTTGTTGAACGTGTCGTTCGCAGTGTCGCGGATCGTGTAGGGCAGAGACGCGCCGGCCGTGATGACGACCGTGTTCGACGGCGTGTAGATGCCCGAGAAAAAGAGCTCGCCATTCTGCGTCGGCGGGGCCACGTTCGTGCTCGTGGGCGTCGTCGTCGGCGTAGCCGTTCCGTTTCCGACGTTCTTATCGTTCGGGGTCGTGCTGTCCGCGGCGCCCGTGTATTCCGCCACGAAGATCGAGCGGTTCGACTGAGCGGCGCCCCACGTCGCCGTCACGACCGGCGTGCCGGCTCCGGTGCTCTTGAAGAAGTAAATGTCGCCGCGCACTGCCCAGGTGGCGTTGCTCGAGGCCGCCGTCCACGCGCCATTCACCGAGTCCGAAACGCCCGTAGGGCCGCCGAGGTTGTCGGAGGTGACGAACGCGACCAGGAGGTTTCCAGCCGTCACGGCCGAGCCGAACGTCGCCGCCACGGTCGTGGCCGAAACGTTCCCGGCCGGGAACCCGTGAGCCGCTTTGACGAACGTGCCGAATGCCATTAGGTTTTACTCACGACGTAGATATTGAACTCCGTGCCCGGCTCGGTCGGCGCGCTCTTGCCGACAGGCGTGGCCTGGACGAGCCCGGAGGTGTTGACGACCACGAGCGTGCCGTTCCACGTCCCCGAGGCGAGCGGCGTGCCGAGGTAGTTGAACGCGTTTCTCACGACGTAGGTATCGCCGTTGTTGAGGAACGAGGAGAAGTCGAGGCTCACGGTCGCGCTGTGATCCCAATTGAACACGGCGATATTCGCGCGGCCGACCTCGTAGAGATTCTTTGCGATGACGAACACTTTCCCGCTGCCGGGCTTCCACGCGAGGAACGTCCCGCTCGCGGGATTCGGCGCCGAGCTCGGCCCGACCCAGGTGTTCCCGCTCGTCGTGAGGTTCGTGCTCGATCCGCTGAAAGCGCACGCCGTGTTCTGCGCCGCGACGTAGTTGCCCTGGAGCACGCACTGGTCAGTGCCGCCCCCGTTGTATCCCCACGACAGACCGAAGCCCAAGAGCCCGCTCGCGTAGATCGCCGCATTCTTGAGCGTGGAGAGCGTGATCGGCCCTGGCGCGAATCCGAACAGCACTTCCGTGACGGGGCCGAAGGAGGAAATCACGCCGGCCTGAGAGGAGAAGAATCCGTCAGCGTAGACGTTGCCCAACGTCGTGCCGCCCGTGTAGATTTGCGCGTTGAAGTCGAACGATTCGAGGGCGATATTCGCGCCGATTTGGTTCTGGCTCGAGCCAGGGTTGTCGTTGTGAATGTAGAACGCGTGGCCGTGCCCGCGGTCCGACGCGTCCCAGCCGACGTACTGGCCGATGCACCCGTGGAACTCGACGTTGTCCGCGGCGCCCGCGGACGTGGAGTAACCGTCCGTGGTGTCGTGCGTGTAGCCGTTCACGAACTTGTTCGTTGAGCCGTTGAGCTCGACGCCGGACGGGGGGCGGCCGAACGGGTTCGAGCCCGGAGTCGGGATGACGCGGTTGGCGTAGCGCGCGGTGCCGACCGTGACCTCGAATCCCGGCGTCGTGCCGATCCACCAGGTATAGGTGCCCTGGATCGTGAGGCAGTGCCCGTTGTCGGTGTCAACCGCGTCGGCATTGTTGTGCGTCGTGGCCGTCGTCCCGTCCCAGCCGCGGTCTACCGCCTGATACGCGCCGGCCGAGTAGCCGTGGAGGCGAATCGACTCCGTCCCGATGTTGATTACCTGGCCGTCCCCGAACTGGAGCTGCGCCATCGGCACGGTCGTCTGCAGGGCCGTCATGCTGCCGGTCAGCGTCGTGTGGAGATAGCCGTCGATCTTCGGTTTCTCCGTCGGGAAGTTGCGGACGTTGATGGGGTTCGCCAGGGTGCCGTTGAGCCGCGAGAAGTAGAGGCCGCTGTACGTCCCGGCGCGCATGAAGATCGTGTCGCCCGGCGCGACGATGGCGCCGCCGGGGCCACCGTTGAGGGCCGTCTGCAGATCCCACGGCGAGCCGATGGCGCCCGTGTTGCCCGGCAGCCCCGCGGGCGACGCGTACCAGAAGAACCCGGTCGGGGGGCCAGGGCCCGCGAACACGGTCACGAGGTTTCTGGTCGCGTTGCTCACGGGGACCGCGGGGCCAGGCCCCGCCGCGATGACAGCGTCGAGGAGTTTTCTCATCGCCGTGCCGCCGGTGCGGGCGCGGCCGCGACAGGTGCGGGCGGCGGCTGCATGGCCTGGAAATGCGCCATGAAATGGAGGTGCGCGTTCGCAAACGCCTCGGGCTGCTCTTTCCGGATCCGCCGCCCCTCGGCCGATTCCTTCCACTCTTGGCCGCGCGCGTAGTGAATCGCGTGGTTGTCCATCGGGTCGATCGGGACCGTCGGCATCTGGTAGGGCTGGCCGTTCTGGTCGATGAGCGGCTGCCCGGTAGCCTGGTCGGTCGAGATCGGCTGGCCGTCCTCGATGAGCTTCGCCGTCTCCTCGTCCTGCTCGTCCTGGGGCCCTTCGCCGGGGATCTTGAGCTCGGGCCATCCGAGCGTGCGCTTCCAGAGCGCGAGGTTCTCCGGGTAGTTGGCGATGCCCTGGAGCACCGGGTTTTGGGCGTTCATCAGCTTGTCGGCCAGGTCTTTCTGCTGGCCCCACGAAACCGGGAGCTCCTCCTGCATGTCCGCGTAAATCTTCACCCGGCCCTGCATGTCGTAGAGCGAGATCACGTCGTTGCGGAATGAGCCGTCGTCGCCCTCGGTCGGGATGATGATTCCCTCTTTGCGCTCTTTCGCCATGATCCGAAGGAGGCACTCGTACGCGCGCGCATGCCCGAGCTTAAGCGCGCGGTAGATGAGCCCCACGCGCCCCATCGCCTGGTTGAGCGCCTGGCGGTACCCCTCGGCCGTCTGACCGCCGGCGCCCTCTTCTGGGGCTCCGAACAGGGCCGGCTGCACGCCCGTGAGCATCGCCGTGATCTGGATGAGGAAGTTGCGGAGCTCGGTCGAGGCCGGCGATAGTTGCGTCGGCGGTGGGCTCCACATCACGTCCGAAAGGCGCTGGCCGGGCTTGAGCTTGATCGGGTAGGACTTCGCCGGCTTGACGACCGTGCCCGCATAGTTCTCGCCCGAGAGCAGCGACGTGTCGTGGAAGATCGGCGGCACACCGAACGCGTCGTTCTGGAGTTGGCGGTCCAGGAGGTTGTTGACCGCGCGCTGCACCGGCATGAGCGAGCCGCCCACGGGCTCGCGGTACATCCCGTCACCCGGCAGGAACGGCACGATCGTCCAGTGGTCGTCCATGCACTCGTCGCGCGCGTCGAGCAGCGTATCTGCCGCGTGCGCGAGATAGGCACCGTTCGGGAACAGCGCGATCAGCTTGTCGCGCGTGATCTTGTCATCGAGCTCGTAGAACGCCCACTTGCGGAGCCACGTCCGCTTGTAGGTCAGCAGATCCGGCGAGCTCGCCTGGCCGAAGCGCCCGTCGTACCCTGGCGGCGCATTCGCCAACATGAGGCGCGCGTTACGCTCGGTCGCATTCGCCGTGCCCGTGCCCACATCGCCGCCCGCGTTGAGCTTCTCGATGAAGTCGCTGTAAATCGCGCGCAAGAGGCTGAGCGGCGTTTCGGTCTGCCACTCCATCGCGGGGAAATCGTGCTGGTTGCGGCCGTAGGGCGGGATGGAGAGCTCGAGAGAACCGACCGCGTCGATGACCTCTTCGCCGTTCGGAACGCGCTCCGTGCCGACGTTGATCTGCACCGTCGTCTGGATCGGGTTGCCGTTCGCGTCCGGCACCGTCGTCGGGCGCGAAACCGTTTTCGGCATGTCGCGCCAACCGAACCGGTCGCCGTCGATCTTGTAGCGCACGAACAGGCCACAGTAGCCGTCCGTGTAGGCGTACTGCAGCTCTTGCGCCAGGACGTTCTCGATCTGGTTGACGCGCTCGAACCGCGTGATGATCTTGCTCGACGCCTTTGCCGTCGCCACATCCTGCGGGTTCTCGCCATCCTCGGGCATCGCAAGCCCGTGCGGAGCGTTGGCCGAAAGCGCCGAGACGAGCGAGAGCCCGTTCGCCTGGAAAATGTTGAGCGTCGTCGGCTCGATTTCCTCCTGGGTGTCCTGCTGCCCGTTCGTCGCCATCGGCGTCGTCGCCGGGTCGAACCGCTGCGCGGCCGGGTTCCATCGGAGATTCTGGAGGCCCTTCCAGAAGTTGCGCGCCTCCTGGGTCGTCTTGACCAGCGCCGTGCGCGGCACGAACCAGCTTTCCGTCACGCGCCGGGCGAGCTCGAGGAGCTCGCGCTGCAGCTCTTCCGGCACGTCCTTGATCGTTTTCGCCGGCTTCGCCGCAGGGTTGTCCACGTCCCCCGTCGTTTCGGCGTCCGGCACCGCGGGAGCAGCCGCATCGCCGCCCGGGTCGGGCGGGTTCGGGTCCGGGGGCAGCGCCTCGTCGGGCATGAGAGGCGACAGCGGCTTCTGGAATGAAAGCGGGGAAAACCCCGGCCCGACAGAACTCATGCGCTAGGCCCTCATCCGAAGGCCCTGCGTCGCCACCACTTCGCGCTTGAAAAGGCGCGAGAAGTGCTCGCGGATCGGGTGCGCGTTGGGCTCGGCCGCGATGAACGCGATCAGGCGCGACACCTGGAACGCCACCACCCACGCGCACGCGACGTTCACGAGCGACACGAGGAGCAGGGCGGCCACCAGACCGAGCAGCATCAGAAGAACCTGATGGGCGAGCGCGGGCCGCCGAATGTGCCCGTGCCGGAACCGAAAGGCTTTTGATCCTGCTGCTGTTTCTTCTGGTCGTCCGTCAGGTCAGTCGCGCTGCCCTTCTGGACGAAGTTGTTCGTCACGGCGTTCGGCAGCCCCGACAGCGCGCTCGAGGGCGGCGGCGGGCTACCGGCCGGCGTGCTGCCGCCTCCCGGGGGCACCTGGGCGGCCACGGGGTGCTGCGTGGCGGGCACCACTGGCGCCGCCGGTGCGTTGACCCCAGGCACGGGAGGGGTCGTCGGGGAACTGTTCCCGCCACCGCCACCGGAACCGATTCCGGGGCCGGGCGCGAGGTACGGGTTGTTGCCGTAGGGGCCGGCCGGGGGCGCCGGAGGCGCGACGCCACCGAGCGGAGTTGGGGAGCTCGCGGCCTTCGGGTGCTGCGTCGGGCCTGTGCCGGTGTTTCCGACCGCGACAGCGTTCGCGGCCGTTCCGCCGGGCGCCGAGACGCCGTGGCTCGGGGTCGATGTGGGCGAGCCGGGCGCCGGCGTCGGGCCCGGATAGCCTCCGGGATTCGGCGGGGGCGGTCCGGTGGACGGGTTCGGCGTCATCGTGCCGGGATTCGGCGGGGGGATGTAGCCAGGAGGGGGCGAAGGCTTCACGCCTCCGCCGGCAGGGTTGTAGCCGCCCGGAGGCGGCCAGGTGATGGGCCCGGAGGGCGTCGGGTTCGTTCCTACGGGCGGAACGTAACCGGGGGGCGGAGGCCCGGACGGCTTCACTCCCGTCCCGGGCTGGCCGATCGGGCTCAGTCCGCCGGGCTGGGGCGTCCCGACCGGAACCCGCCCAGTGGGCCCAGGGGTCGTCGGAGACGGGTAAGGCGTCGGCTGCCCCGGCTGGTACGGTACGAACGCGTTCGGGCTCGGACCGATCGTGCCGCCGATGTTCGTGAACTGCGGACCGACCGGGCGGCGGTACATGTAGGCACCGGCGTTCTGCGGATCCCCATAGAGCGGCGGCGTACCGGGCGGAGGCGGCTGAGTCGGCATGTCAGAACCTCAATCCGTTCGAGCCGGGCCGCCCGAAATGCGCGTGGCCCTTCGGCATCGCGTTCGGTCCAACCTTCGCCTTCGGCTTCGACGTTTTCGCCTTGTCGCTCCCCTGCGCGACCTGAGCGGACTTCTCGACGCCACCCTCGGAGCCGTTCGCGTCCGGCATGTCGTCCGCGTCCGGCTCGGCCGGATCGCTCTTGCCGGTCGCCTTCGTGAGCCGGCGTTTCATCTGAGGCGTGGGCTCCTGCTCGTCGCCCGAAGCGGGCCCGGGCGCGCTCTTGTTGAACGGCTGGGCCTTCTGCGGCGAGTCGTCGCCGTCCGGCTCCGCGTCGTCGGCGCCGGTCTTGCCCTTGCCCTTCTTCGCCATCGTCGCCATGTGGGTGAACATGATCTTCGCCATCGGCCTACCTCGGTTCTTTCACGGCTCGACCTTGAGCCGAATAGCGACCTTCTCGGTGAGCTTGCGGTTCTGCTCGAGTTGGCCCTGGATGTCGTCCAGACGCCTCGACAGGCGTGCCTGGGCGGCTTCCACATCGGCCTTCGTGACGTACCGCTCGGCCATCGAGACGTTGTTCAAGAGGATTGCGCGCTCGAGCTCGGCGTGGACGTACCACGCGAAAATCGAGCCGAGCGGCACCAGAACGACCAGGAGCACCGACACCAGCCGAAAGGCAGAGATCACGCCGATGTCGCCGCGGCGGATCGTCATGAGCTCGTCGGCCGATTTCAGCTCGCTCACCTGAGCACCGTGTTCGTGCGCTTGCGGAAGTAGGCGACCAGCGCGAGCACGCAGCCGGCCACGAACGGGCGCCAGTGGAACGGCTCGTCCGACGCGAGCACTTCGATGATCGGGTCCGCGAGTGCCAGGAGCGCACCGCCCGCGGCCGAGAGGAACCCGGCGTCCTCCCACCAGTGCGTGTTGTTCGCGGCCACGACCGGGGCGGCCCCGGTCGGGCCCGTGACGGGAGCGGAGGGGACGCATACCATCGTGCCGGCCGGCACGCTGTCCGTGTCCCCGATGGGCGTGGCGGCGCGCCTTTCCGGAATGGTGTACGTCTCCCCCGCTCCCACGGGTCTACCCGTGTCCGACCAGGCCCATCAGGTAGATGAACCCGAGAACGATGCCGTAGAGGATGAACGCGAACCCGCCGATTTTCGACGCGCGCGCCACGAACGGGCTCGTGGGCGCGAGCATCTCCACGATCAGCGAGGCGACGATGAGAGCGACGACGAGCAGCGGACTCACGGGATGGCCGGGGGCTCCACCGGCGGGACGACGGGCGGGACGACGGGCGGCTCGGCCGGCGTGTCGGCAGCTTCGGCGTCCGCGATCTGCTTGAGCGCGGCGTCGGCTTCGTCCGACATGCCCTTCACGATGACCTGGTCCGTGGGCGTGAGGGTGCCGTTGTTGAGAAGCGCGTCCAGCTTGGACTTGAGGCTGTTCGTCAGCGTGACGAGGCCCGTGACGGCTGCGGCCAGGGCGTCCTCTTTCACCTTGAGGTCATCGAGTTCTTTGGTCATGTGCGTGATTCCTTTCAGAATTTGGTCGAGGCGGCTGTCCTCGGCCGGATGGATGAAAACGTGGAGCTCACAACGAATGTTCACGGCGTTTTCTTCGGCACGAGCACGTCGAAGGACTTTTGCGACGCGACGTAGGCCACGAGGTCCGCATCCGTCACGGTTCCGTCCTTGTGCCAGATGCCGATTACGTCCTCGACCAGCGTGGGCACAACCTTGACGAGCGCCTTGCCCAGCGGCGTATCCAGAAACGCGAGGAGTCCGAGAATCGCCGTCATTTCAGCGCCTGGATGAACCGAATCACGTCGGCCGCCACCACCGTGACGCGCGAAACGATCTCGCCCGGGTCGGAAGTCGATGTCGCCATGAGCGCATCGGCCGCCGCCTTGTCCGCGAGGAGATATTTCTGGTAAAGCAAGCCGAGCTGCGTCCGCTGCGCCTCCGAATACGTCCCGGCCTGGTAGCCGACGTTGAAAACGGCCACGGCGCCCTCGACCCCGACGCGAATCGTCTTGAGGCCGTTGAAAACGTCGAGCTTCGCCGTGTTCCCGGCGGCGGTCGCGCACGAAACGAGCGCCAGAAGCGCGAGAACGGCCACCGCGAGCCTTGCGCGCCTCATGGACACCCCCGTAGTGCGAGCTCGAGGGCCCGAAATGCACCCGCGAGGCGGAACGACGCGAAAGAGGCGCCCCGAGGGCGACGCGACCGGATGATGTACCGCCGCAACCGTCCCACCTGGGCCTCCTGCTGGCCGCAAGCATCGGCACGGGCCGCCCCGGGCGCTAGCGGATTGACGCGCCGGAACGTGACGCTCACCTTCCGAACCGCATTCCCGACCGGCCGCGCTCGATATCGGCCATCGCGTTGCGAAACTCGATCGCCCGGGCCGTCAGGTTCGTCATCGGGGCCGTCACCATCTTGGCCGCGGCCTCCTTGAGCGGCACAACCGCTTCCTGGGCCGACGTGTAGATGCCGTACCGGGCCGAATCGCGGCAGTCGTCCCACACGTCGTTGGTCTTTTTCGCGTCCTCGGCGTGGTTCGGGTAGTCGCGCACCGCAGCCGGCAGCGCCTTGATGAGCTCGGCACACCGCGGCGAGATTTTCCAGCGCCCTTGCTGTAGGAGCTGATACATGAAGTTCCAGCCGAGCCGCCGATCCCCCGGCCCGGCCGCGGCCGCCGTGATTCCACGGAGCTCGAACCCCTTTCCGGCCAGGGCCGACTCGAGCTCGATCGCCACGGTGCGGTCCGAGGTCTTTCTCGAGAACACGTCCGGGCCGGCGTAGAGCGCCGTGACGGCAGCCCGCTCGTTGAACCCGCCGGGCTCGAGCGCCTCCGGAGTCCGCTCAACCCAGCCGGCCGCGATGTCGGGCGCCGTCGTGTGCGACGTGACCCACTCGCGGTAGGTGAAGTAATTCTCGCCGTCCGTCGCGTGCCAGTACGTCACCGCGGCGTGGTCGAAGCCCCAGTCGAAGGAAATGAACCGCGGCCACCAGGGTTTCAGAACGATCACGCCGCGCGCTCCTCGACCATTTCCTCGACGTGCTTATCGGGCCGGAAGCAGTCGAAGAACTGCCCGGCGAAAATGTCCCAGCGCCCCCAGAGCCACGCGTCCCGCAGATCGGCCGGCAGCGCGTTGAGCGTTTTGCCGTAGTCGCTGTTGCGGATCAGGTACTCGGCGCGCTTGTCGTCCGGCCACGCGCGGTACTCCTGGTGCGCGATGCGGTCGCGCGCGAGGGCGTCGCGCACCCACATGATGTTGTCCCACGCGTACGCTTGGATGAACGCCGGGTTGAGCGCGGCCTCCTCGGGCGTCGTGAGCCGGTCGATGAACAGGCGCTTGACGTACGCGTGCCCGACGCCGCCCGGGTTGAACGTGAGCACGCGCTTCGGCACGAACCCCGAGACGGTCGAGCGGCAGCACGAGAACAGGATGGCGAGCTCCTGCTCGGTCTGGTCGGTCGCCTCGTCAATGCCCAGGTCGCCGTACTCGCGGCCGCGAAACTCCATGATGTCCTGGAGCGTGTCGGCGTACCGGAACAGCAGCGTCGAGTTGCCCGGCAGCATCAGGGCATTGTGCTTTTCGCTCCAGTAGTCGCGGTACAGGTCCGGCCATTCCGCCATCATCTTGGCGATGTGCGTCTCCCACAGGAGCGGCGACGTGCGGCGGAAGATCACGCCATTCGTCCCGGGATGCCGCAGCCGGCGGATGATGAAACATGCGCGTAGCGCGTGAGACTTTGCCCCGCCACGAGCGCCGCCGTAGCCGATGAACTGCGAGCTCGAGCTCTCCATGAGGTCGAGCAGCCCGCGCTCTTTCGGTTGCAGCCCGAAGTCCATTCAGTACGTCACATTGTTGGCGTTCAGCCCGGGAGCCACGCCGTAGACGGGCGCGACGATGAAGTAGTTGCCGACAAATCCAGTCCGCGCCGAGGTGGCCGTTGTCTGCCAGGACACGACCGCGTTGTAGAACACGTTCCCGGAGAAATGGCCCTGGAGGTTTGCGTTGTTGGTCCCGTTGACGAACAGGCCGCCGGCAATATTCCCGTCGAACTCGCACCCCGCCATGTTGCACGCCACGTCCGTCAGATGCGCGCCGTACCGGGCGCTCCCGGCCGCGCCGCCGAACGTGCAGCCGACAAACTGAAGGCCGACGTTGCTTGTGGCGTGCAGCCCGTCCTGGCCGCAGTTGCCGAAGAAGCAGCCGGCGAACGTCGAGTAGGACAGCGCCCCCGTGTCGATGTGCAGCCCGTCCACGGCCGCGATTCCACCACCACCGCCCACTCCCTGGCCGGCAGATGCGAACCAGCAGTTGGCAAACCGGAACCGTACCGCGCCGGTCCCCTTCACCCAGAACGAATGATTGTTCGTCGTCGTGTTCGTCGTGGAGTCGGCGACGCAGTTCGAGAAGAAGTAGTTCGCGCACGGGTGGGCGTTGCTCGTGACGCGGAAGCTGTTGAGGCTCGCAATCGCGCCGCAGTTGTCCAGGTAGACCGCGTCGCAGTCCTCGAACCAAAACCCGTAGCCGAGCGTGTTTGCCGATGACGAGCGGTTGTTCGCCTGGCAGTTGACGACGTAGAGCTCCGAACCCTGGTTGATGTTGGTCGCCGCAGTCTGACCGAACTGGAACGCGATCGCACCCTGGGCGGGCGCCGGCGCCAGGTCGTAGAGACAATCTTCCACCCAGCAGTATTCGTAGGTGGACATGAGGATGCCGCTGAACTGGTGGAGCATGACCACGTCGAACAGGCGGGCACGCCGGAGAACCTCGCCGGAGTTGTAGGGCGTCAGCCACCGGAACACGCGGCCGCCGGTCCGAACCGTGGTCGTCGTGTCCACGGTGAACCCGCCGAAGCTGATGTCGTCGCGGTTGCCCAGGCCGGCCACGACGTTCACGAGGTGGTTCGTCGGGTGCTCGAGCTTGATGAGCGTGCGACCGTGGCCGCCCCCAACGAAACTCGCCCGGGTGATCTGGTGGTTGCCCATCGTCACGAACGCGAACCCGGGCGGCAGCCACACCCAGCCGGCGGTCGGGCCCGCCTCGGCCGCGGCGATCGTGCGGTCGATGGCGAGCGTGTCGTCGCTCACGCCGTCGCCCTTCGCCCCGTAGCTCATCACGTTGAACGTTTGGCCGGCCGTGCTCTTGACGGACTTGAGCTCCAGCGAGCTCGCGCCCAGCCTCGAGAGGGACTGGATCGCCTCGTAGAGCGGCGGCCGCTCCCGGCTAAGCCCTGGCAGATGAGGGAGCGGGATCACGGCTTCGGACGCTGCCGGCGCCGCGGCGGTCGGAGTCTGCGGCCCTGCTCGTCGCGGGCGACGTGGATCGAGCCGTTCCAGCCGACGCCGTACACCGTGCCGTCACTCGGCCGGAACACGGCGCCCGGCACGGCCTGGTGCAGCGTGCCGGCCAGCTTGCCGGCGTTGAGCGTGCGCTGCCAGCGGTTCCACATCGCTTTGTCGAAGTTGAGCGTCGCCTCGCGGATGACCGGGGGCGGCTCGAGCTCGGGCAGCGGCAGCGAGGTCTGGACGGGCCCGGGCTCGTCAGCCACGCGGGGCGGCCTCGGGGTCGTCCGGCACCAGTTCGGCCTCCACGGCGCCGGCGGCGAGCTCCTGGGCGCGTTGTGGCGAGACGCGGCCCTCGAGCATCGCGTCCAGATCCACGACGTTCACGACGAACATGCCGGACTGCCGAACGTTCACGTCCTTCGGCACCGGGCCCTCGAGACGGTCGAGGGTCGCGTTGAATTGCGACACTCCGTAGGGCTCCTGGGCCGTGATGCGCTCGAACGCGGCGATGGCCTGGTGATCCGCGGCGCACAGCTCGCGGCCGCGGGCGCGCTTGAAGTTGCGGATCACGTCGGCCGCGTCCGTGCCGGCCGTGTCGTTGAGGTCCGCGAGCGCGCGCGATGGCGAGCGCACGAGCTTCGCCCGGCCGCCAGGATTGCCGGAAACGCCAGGCGGGAACGGACGGCCGGGACCGTTCGTGCGCTGCGCGCTGCTCTCAGCCACGCGCGCAGGATACGCGCCGGAACTTCCAAGCGCCGTCAGTTCTTGACGCTACCGCTCGTGACGGGCGGTCGGCGCGGCAGCCGGCGGGAGCGTCGGGCCCGAAGGTAGCCCTTGCCGTATGCCTCCTCGAGCGGCACCTGGGTGTACCGGCGGCGCACGAGAAACCCTGGGCGGCAGTCTGGGCACTCCACGAGGGTGACGCGGTGCACCACGACCCGGACGGCCACGAGGCCGGCGAGGTCGAGGATGAGGCGCTCGGCCCCGGCGTGGGAGACGATGGCCTGGTCGATCGCCCTGGCCCGAAGGGAACCGCACGCGGCACAGAGGCTCACGAGAGGCTCCCGGACGCGGACGCACTTCTCACAAAATTACCCCATGTTCTGAACTGCGGAAGCGCGTCCCTTCCCTAAAGGGTCGGGACGCACTTCGCACTTCCAGAAAGAACTGCGTCCCGGACTCACTTCGGACGCGGTTCGGACGCACTTCACGACTTCGGCCTGTAAAGCATTCCGCCGCCCCTTCCGGACCTGGGCAGCTTGACGAGGGTGCCGTCCTTGACGGCCAGCTTGAGGGCGGCCCGGACATCGAACGCGCGGGCCTCGACTTCGCGCTCGAGCTCGCGGCCGGAGGCGCCACTGGGGAAGTCCCGGAGGGCCACGAGGATGTCCTGGACGATGGCGCGCAGGGCGTCCGTTCTGGCGATTGCGGCGTCGGCTTCGGCCGCGGCGGCATCGACGGCGACGAACCGGGCGCGCGGGTAGTCCATCGCCATGGTGAGGCTGAAAGTGTTTTCGACGCCCATGCGGGACTTCGGGCAGATGAGCTTGACCTGGGGCGAGTCTTTCGTCGGCTTGCCGTCGAGGTGCAGGATGAGGTCGGCCATGAACTCGATGCTCGAGGTTTCCAGGCCGGCGGCGAGGGGGTCGGCGCGTTCGTCCTCGTTCTTGGACCGATACGAGCCGCGACCGACCTGGGACACGACGACGACGATGGCGCGAAAGCGCATGGCGAGATCACGGAGCTCCACGAGGAGGGCCGAAATCGCCTGGCGGCGGTCCTGGCGGGACGTGGTCTTGCTCGAGCGCACCACCTGGGCAGAGTCCACGAGGTAGACGCGCTGCAGCCCCTTCGGCGCGATGCAATCGAACTGCTCGAACAGGAACTCTACGGTCGATTCGGGGCGCGATGGGTCGAGGAAGCGAAAGAAGGGCGAGCCGTTGATGGCCTCGCGGGCAAGGGTAGCGCCTTCGCCCGACAGCATTCGGGCGCGGTCGATGCCAAGCTGTTGGCCGATGCGGACGGCGGCGCCTGGCATTCCCTCGTCGGCGTAGAGCACGGCCACGGCGCACTTGTGGGCGAGCTCGAGAACGATCTGGGTGGCGAGCATGGTCTTGCCGATGCCGGGTTTGCCCTGGACGATCGTGAGCGTGCCGGCGTGGAGGCCGCCCTCGATCTTCTCGTCAAGGCACGGGAGTCCCGTCGAGAAACGTTCCCCCACGTTCCGGCGTCCCACGAGAACCGCCTCGAGATCCAGCCACATCGAGAGTCGAAGGTTCGCCTGGAGATCCTCGAGGAGCTCCTGATACTCGGGCGGTTCGTTCTGGCCCTGGTCGTCCACTCGGCACTTCCCTTTCTAGGAGTTCGCGGAGGTAGGCTTTCCACTCGGGACTGCCGGTTCTCGTCACGAGCGCGATAGCCCACCGGCGGCGGCGGTCGCGCTCTTGCGGGCCCGGGGGCGACAGGCCGCGCGCAGAGGCTTCGGCCAGGGATTCGATGACGGTGTCGAGGGTGTCCTCGGCCATGAACACGGCGAGCTCGAGGAGGCTCACGGGTCCACCACCGGGGCGGGCGAGTTGTCCAGGAACGACGGCACGCGCAGGGTTCGCATTCGATTCTCCTCGGACACGTCCTTGCACGTCCAGTACTCGCACGGCTCGCGGTACACCCAGCCGTCGGCCAGGTAGCCGTGGCGCTCGTGGACGTGGTAGCCGGGCGGCGGTTTCATGAGCTCGCGGTCGATCGCGCCGGCGAACTCGCGCACGGCCATCTTGAGCGCGTCGTGCACCCTGCTCTGTACCGTCGGCGCGCGCAGCTTCACGCGGCGGAGGCGCGCGTACGGGCTCCTCACGCCTTCCTCCGGTCCTTGATGCGGCGGTCGAAGTAGAGAGCGCCGTCCGTCGAATGCACGCAGAGGCGGATGCCGCCGGCATTGCACTCGGCCCCGAGCCACTTCCGTCTTTCGCCCTTGCGGCGGTCGGTGCAGTGGTGGCCGACCAGTTGATACGGCTGTGTGAAGTCCGTGAACTCACACCACGGCTTATGGGGACTATTCTCCCCCACCGGCTCGGGCTGGATCTCCGTGTAGTCAACTACTTCATACCGCCCGTTCTCGTAGAGGCTCTTGCGCGCCCACTCGGCCGTCTTGTGGTACGCCGCCAGCCCCTCCCGAAAGGCGCGCTCGGCAATGCGCTTGCCGGAACCCGCGCTCTGGGCAATCTCCTCCTCCACAATCTCGTCCAGCTTCGTTCTCACGGCACACCCACGCACGACAGCGGGATCGCCCAGGCTCCGGGCCCGGTCGGGACGTACAGGTACGGGGGCGCCGCGGCCGACACCATGCCGAAGCCACTGAACCCCTGCGCGTAGAGGGCCTGGGGGATCGTGAACGCGCCGACGTGCGTGCCGATCGAGGCGGCCCGGGCCGCGTAGAGCACGAGCGCGAGGGTCGGCGTCGATCGAACGGCCGGCATGATGGCGTAGACGACGCCTCCGCTCTGGACGAGCGCGGCCGACACGCCGCCGTATCCCCACGTCTCGCCCGGCACGGCCGGGACGCGCCAGATGGTCGAGGCGGTCTTGGCGAGCCCCGTGACGGACAGAATGCCGTAGCTTGGGCTCTGCTCGCCGGCCAGGGGGCGGAGCTCGGCCAGGATGTAGAGCACGCCGCCGAATGAGGCCGCGGTGTAATACTGGGGCACGCGGCCGGCAAAGTCCGCGGCGCCGATGGTCGTCCACGGCATGGCGGTCGTGATCGTGCCGACCGGGCCCAAGTTCGCCGCGTTGACGACGATGATGCCGCCCGAACCGTTGAGATAGGTCAGGTAGGTGCCGGCGACTTTGCCCAGGTAGCCGCCCGGCCAGGGGGCGATTTCGGCCAGGAGGTTGTGCTGGGTGAGATCGGACGGAAGGTTCGTCACGTCCGTGGCCTGGACGAGCCCGAAAGACCAGGAGTAGGCGACGGTGCGCGAGCCGACCGTCTCGAGGCCGACGGACATGGGGCGGTCCTGGCCGAAAGAGCCGCGCATGGCGAAACCCTCGCCGCCATCAGGAAGCCCGACCGTCGTACCCCAGCCGTCCCCAGGGCCCCCCATGCCGACCGCCACGCGTGAGCCGTCCTGGGTGGCGGCGAGGCCGTAGGTGTAGCTCTGCCCGTCGCCGGCCGCGGGGATGCCGGAAAAGCGCAGATCCTGGTAGAAGAGGGCCGTTGGGGGCGCCGGCACGAGGGTCGAGTAGCCGAAGGACTCGAGGTTGACGAGGCGCCACGGGCCGCTCGGTCCCTTCTGGTAGGGAAGCGTCAAGGTCGTGAACCCGGCCGAGAGGGTGGCCGGCCTCGGAGCTCCGGGCGGGTTCGGCTCGTACTTGACCAGGCCGCACGCCGTCACGGGCGTCGGGCTCGGGGTCGCCGCCGGCGCGGTCGGCACGGGGGTCGGGCTCGGGATGACGGCCGGCGGCGTCGGGGTGGGCGTGCCGGAGCAGACCGGGCACGGCGTTGGGGTTGGGGTCGCGGTCGGGCACGGCGGGCACTGCGCCAGGGCGGGCCCGGCAGCGAGCAAGAGCAGGGCAAAAGTCTTTTTCATTTCATCTCCTTTTCGGTCCCGCCCGGCGCGTGGGCGAACATCCCTATCTGCGCCGTCTTCTTCCCGGCGATCTCAACGTACTTCGGATTCAGCTCGCAGCCGATCCACTCACGCCCGAGCCGTTCGGCCACCTTCCCGACCGTGCCGCTCCCGAAGAAGGGATCGAGGACCGTGTCTCCATGCGCGCTGCCGGCGAGGATGCAGCGTTCCGCGAGTGCTTCAGGGAACGTGGCGAAATGGGCGTCCGGTGTCGGCTGCGTCGGGATCGTCCAGACCGTGCGGGCGTTGCGACCGTTGCCGTTCGGTGCAAACGATGGGATCGACAGCCCGGATTCAATCGCGTCCTTTGTTGGATGCTTTGTGTTTCCCCTAAAACCCATTGCTTGCCGTTCCTCCCATGTATAGCCTTCAGTTGAGGACGGCTCTCTTAGGGCGTCCGCGTCATAGAAATACTTCGCGCTCTTGCTCAGCAGAAACACGTACTCGTGCGCCCTCGTCGGCCTGTCCGTGACGCTCTCGGGCATCGGGTTCGGCTTGTGCCAGATGATGTCCGAGCGCAGATACCAGCCGTTCGCCTGTAGCGCGAACGCCACGCGCCACGGGATGCCGACGAGGTCTTTTGCTTTCAATCCCGTCGCCGCGATGAATGCGGGCCGGTTGCGGACGTTCGTGAGGTGCTGACCGTGCCCGGACGCCACCGACGCGCCGGAGCCGTAATTCCCGCCGCCGCCGCCCATGTACGAGTCCCCCAAATTCAGCCAAAGCGTCCCGTCATCCGCGAGTACGCGCTTGACCTCGCGGAACACGCCGACGATCTCTGCAACGTAGGCTTCCGGTGTCTTTTCGAGGCCGATCTGCCCGTCAACGCCGTAGTCCCGAAGTCCCCAATACGGCGGGCTCGTCACGCAGCACCGGACGCTTCCGGCGTCGAGCGTTTTGAGCAGCTCGCGGCAGTCGCCCAAGAGGATCACTTGGACTCCCCGCCCGGCGCGTCGAGAGCGGCGCGGATCTCTTCGCGCAGCTTGTCCACCATCTCGTACTCCTCCTTGTCGGTATCAACGTCACACCCGATACCGACCCATCCCTCAGCGCGGCGCAGAAGTCCGTCAAGGACGACAATGCGCTTAGCCAGTAGTACGTCGAACTGCTTCTCGCTCATCCGCTCGCTCACGCCTTCTCCTTCGCGTGGCGGGCTTCGTTCTGCCGCAGCTCCAGCATGTGAAGAAGTTCCACCTCGGGGAAATCGCTGCGTCGCTCGGCGATGAGCCAAGCGGCGACCGCATCGCACTCGGCGATGCGACCCGCGAGCGTCGCCTCGTCCCGCTCCCGCGTGAGTTCTGCGACGCGGGCCTGAGCCTTGTCGGCGCGGGCAGCGGCGGGAGACTCCAGCTCGTCAACGATCCTGCCGAGCCGCTCGACCTCGGCGCGCAGCGCGGCGTCGTGGGCGAGTAGGCACTTCCGAATGCACGCGACAGAGATCACCTGATTTGGCTTGGCGCGATCGGAGAAGTCGTTGATCTGCTCGATGTACTCATCCCTCGTCAGCACCTTCCCTGCCTCCCCATCGGCGCTCGGGGGCGGGGTGGGCTTCCTTGTCGCCCACCATTTGCAGTCGTTCGCGTGGTGAGTGACGCACGCGCACGTCGCGCTCGGGGGCGGGGCGGGGGGCACGTAGCGGCGGCCGTGGGCTGGACAGTTGCGGTCGATACGCTCGGCTGGCGTGCCGACGAGAACGCACGCGCACTTCTCGTTGGTGTCGCTCATTTGTCCTCCATCCCCGGCCGCCCTGCGGCGATCCATTTATCTACCGCCACGTTGAGCGCGTCGGCACTCTCGGTACTCGTCTCGCTTGCAAGTCCCATGTCGAGGAAGTCGAGCGCCTCAACCTTTTCCAACACCGCCCGCACCGTGGCGGGGAGGGGGCGAGGAGCGGCGAGGCGGAGCCACTCGGCTTCGCTGAATCCCGTCTCTTCGTATCCCATCGAGCAACCGGA